ACCTAGGGGGCCTTTCGACCCCCTAGGTACAAATAACAAAATGTAATTAATTATTAGATGTCATACGAACCTTGGATTGCAGCGCAAAGTTCTGGACGAAGAACACCAGCGCCACCCATAATTGAACTAACAGTAAAGTATGTACCACGACGGACATCCTTAACTGTTTCAACCTTCATACCTTGTAAGCGTAACGAGCAAACAGCATTACGTTGCCAAATCAAAGCTTTAATTGGTCTAATAGTACCAGAACCAGCTGCAACAGCAGAAGATGGAACGTTATTAGTTACGGTTGGGCCTTGTGGATTAGTAAGACTGTATTCAGCACCAGCTGCAACACTACCAAGCCAGTTAAAATCATACTTAGCATCGCCAAGATCCCAAATATAACCTGGAGTAGTTACTAAACCAGTTGATGCACTGACTACACGGTTAACAGTAGTACTTGAGTTACCTTTAGATTTAACAACAGTACCATCAAGTTGAGCAAGGTGGTTGCTCTTGATGATCTTGACACCCATGTATTCAAGAACATCACCAAGACCAAACATACCCTGATTAAGACCAGCACCTAAACCACCAGCTTCAGATACACCACCGAAGAATGGACGGCCAGCACCACCAAGAAGACCAGTATTATCACGAGCAATACCAAGAGCACGGATATCGTGGAAAGCAGCTGGAGTTACAGCGCAATAAACTTCACCAGCTGGAACATCTTGTTCTTGGAGATTTACCATGTAATATTCAAGGTGTTGAAGAAGTGCAAGAGCAGCATCGGTTCGTTGTGTATCGTTTACACCAGTACCACGATTACCGAGATTATTAAATACTGCATTACCACTAAACTTAAAACCACCAGTGTAGCTGTCATTATTCATACCAGCAAGACCAGTACCAAATGGATTACGATTTGGAAGGAATGCACCTTGAGCAATCATGCAAGCAATCTGCTTATCACGAACATTAGCAAGAGCAAGACCAGCCTGACGTGCTAATTCAGCACGATAATCCCATTGGGTAAGCATAAGGTGGATATCGTCAAGCTCAAAGAATGCAGCCATTGGGCGTTGATCGAGTGAGATATCGAACCAACCTGGAGTAGAAATACCTGAATCTCCAACTAGTTCTTCACCAGCTTCCCAAATACCCTTGTGTCCAACGACACCAGTAATTGGGAAACGCTTGGTTGTACCTGATTCAATAGTCTCAGTAACAACCATTGGTTCAAAAATATTGTATTGGTCATAGGCATTAATTACTTCACCTGACCAAATAGGAAGCCAATAATCTGGATTCGCAGTACCAGAAACAGCTGGAATACTTGTATTACCAGCAACTTGACCACCCCTTGGCCAGTTAGCTAAAGCACCGTCTAATGCACCACCTGTTGGTACAACACCTACACCCGAATCAATAGGGAAAATTGATGTTAATGGATCACCTGGCATATTTGTTTCTCCTTATATAGAAACTCTCTTTTAAATTAAATAAATATTAACGAAGGAGAAATTATTAATTAGTCCGTGTCCTAGTAAGAAATATAAATAAAATTTCCTTACAGGATTATACAGAGTTAACGATTTCTAAAACCATACTTAGATGTATTAACAACCATTGCTTCTACTGCCTGTCTATATTTTGAATCTACACGAAATCTTGGATCGCGTAGGGCAGCTTGTTGTTCAGCAAGATTTTTAAACACCTGTACAGATTGTGGAACTTGAGTGGGATTAACCCGATTCTGCATAGCCTGGGGTTCCTGAGCCTTGGGCTTTGCCTGTGGTTGTGTTTGCTCATATTCAGCCTTAAGACCTAGGAGGACATTCTTATAGGCGTTTGTTTGAAGAGAGCGATTAATGGCTGCAATCTCATCAGCTGGCTTGGACTCTTGAGCCCACTTGAATAGACGCTTAAGGTTGTCACTTCCGCCCACGACAACTGAAGCATCTTCCCAAGATTGCTTTGCTAATGCTTTACGACCCTTAATCATTTGCTCAATGATTACTTCATCAGCACCCATCTTAGCCTGAATTTCTTTACGAGTAGCTGCACTTACGGCACCCGTTGAGTCAATTTCTTTGCCCCAACGAAGCCAATCTTCTGCACTAACCCGAGCCGTAGATCCAGGCTGAGGAGTAGGTGGTGGTGTAATCTTTAGATCTTCTGGAACGCCAGAAAGATCCTCGACTGGTTCTGGTTGAACCTGAGCTTGAGGTGAGTCCCCCACATAGTTAGGATTAGTCACCCCATTTTGATTATACTGCTTCTTTAGAGAAGCTATTTCCTGTCTGGCTTGAGTGAATCCCTTACGGGCTTCGATTAAACTGTTAAACCAATCATCAGCAGATTTAAAATTACTGGGGATCTTTTGTCCCTGATCTTGAACATACTTCATAAACATAGCACGTTCATGGCTGGTTTGTGGATCTTCTGATTGGATTGGTGTAGCAATAATTGGCTGAGTCTCGACAGGTTGAGATTGTTCAGCATTGTTTGTATCTAACATTTAACTCTCCTTTAAGATTGTTCGGATTACCGAGTCTTAGTTTTTTTCTTTGTTATTGGTTTTTTAGAATCTGGCTTTGGACCAGTACGTTCCTTGACATAGTTCATATCATATTTCTTTTTCATTTCTTCTTTACTTTCTTACTGGATTTTTTCTTAGTTGGTTTCTTCTTCTTTGGCATTGGGGTTTGTTCTTCTTGTGGAACCATAGGCATCCCCATGCCCATTTGAGACTCAACCATACCAGGACCCATACCAGTTGGCATTCCCATACCTATACCCATCATTGGCATTCTACTCATTGCAACCTCATTTCTTTATCTTGTTAAAAATTACTTTACCTGTTTTATGGATATTGGCTTCAACGGTTGAAAGAGTACCTGACGTAGAATCAATTTGACCGCCTTCAAGGTAATCCAACAAACCACCATTTATATTTGTTGAGGTAGTAACTAAAGTATAAGTGGTATTGCTAGGGGTATTGGCTGCTGCAATTAATGTAGTAGTTGTACCGGTTTTATTTGTTACAGCAATAGTGCCTAAGTCTTTTTGATTATTATCTAATAGTTGTGCAAGTCTTGATTTATTTGTTGCAGTAAGACCCGTACTACAAGTAAGTTTACCAGTTAAAGTAGGATTAGTAAGATCAATATAACCTTGATAATGAATTGCATATGCTTGTTGAATAGTAATGGCTGGCATTATAGTTTCCTTTATTGAACGATTTTATGAATATACCTAGCTAAAGTTCTTTTAGCTTGAACATTTCCTTGGTCACATAGAGCATCATACTCAACATAATAAGGAGTAAGATCAACTCCTTCAGTAGATATAGTAAGAAGTTCTAAAGATGCACCTGATACTGGATCGGTGTTATAATTAAGTATTTTAGAAAATAAAGGAATCCAAGGAGGAACAAAGTTAACTGTTGCAACATTAGCTCTTATATGTTCAACTAACAACTCACCAACTGCTAAAGCTCCTTTTTCTGATAACAAAGTAAATTCAGGAGGATCTTCACTTGAATTTGTTGCATACCAATCATCATTGACTGCCATAGCATTTAATGCAACTGAAATTGAAGGTATTTGTCCTAAATTTATATAACAAGAGTTTTTTGCTGCTGGATTTGTTAATGCATCAAATGTACTTGGAGGAGATGGATTATAGTAACCTGACTCACTAAGTATATTGTTTATAAAAATTTCAGAAGCACGAATGTAAGATTGTCTTGAAGTTATAGTTTGAAAGAATAATTCAGTAGATGCAGTTGAATTAAAGTTAGTTCCATGTGCTGTTCCATAACCAGGCAAATCTGATCTACTAACAAACCCTGGTGTATAAAAAACAAATACAACTTCATCTCTGCTTATTCCTAAGTTTATAGCTGACTGTGCTATAGTAAATATTATACTATTTCTATCAAACGGTGCTCTTTTTGAATCATCTAAACTGTCTGTTAAATAATCCCATGCACCTACGCCATTATATGTTGCAGCTAGGTCAGCTAATTCCCAAATACCAATTTCTACAAAAACTACAACTTTACATTTAGATTGAACTGAACTAAAAGCAAGTTGCCGCCTTCTAATTTGTCTGAAAATTTCTGCTATACCAGCTTGCATAGTGATGTCATTATCTGAACACCTATACGCATTATCTCCTGTGCGAGAAAGATAGGTTTTATCATAAATTGTAAAAGCAATGCCATGTAGATTATTAGTATCTATTCCATAGTGTGAAGTAACTACTAAATTACCTTTAACAGTATCATTTGTACCTTTACCAACAAAACCAAATTGTAATTCTCTTGTGGTATGTGTTGGATTAAGGGCAGCTAAGTTATAAGTCTTAGTAATTTCATGAACATTAAAACCACGTCTTGATTCTAAATTAGAAACTAAAGTTCCAACAGGTAAGTTTCTAACATCTCCAGCAGCAATTGTTGTTAGTGGTTGATTTTTGCTTTCTGGTAAATAATGTCCAGTTAATACAACATTTGATGTTGGATTAAAAATACCAGGTTCATTTAAATATTGTTTTGGTGTAACTGCATTTACTACATAATTAAAACCAGTACTTGCAAAGATTCCTAATTTAGCAAGTCTTTCTTGTTCAGTTAAAGTCCTTACAATCGGTGTATGCAAACCATTGACAACACTAATTGAATCAAGAAATAAACCTAATTGCGGTTTTATAATTATACCACGGTCCTTATCTATTGTAGTAGTAGGATCTATTAGGGCTGGTGTATCAAGTTGATTTAAATAAAAAAAACCATGAGCACCCATTGTATTTAAAGTTAAAGCTAAACCATTAACTTTATTTCCTACAATTGCAATGGGTGTTCCAGCAGATCTAAAGGTATTGTATGAGTTATAAGGAGTAAAACTATTAAAACATGGCATAGGATTACGGATGCCATAAGTAATTAAAAACGGAACTCCAGCTTGTCCAGTTGCTACTGCTGGATTTGACGCAGTAGCAAGGCCGTATACCTTGTACCAGTTTTGATCAATAAAGTTTTTTTGTGCTTCTACTGAGTTGGAAGGCATAGTTCTATAGTTTGCTGTTGGAAATATTTTTTTAACTAAATATGTATTATTTTCTAAGTTAATAGCATCAAAACTATTCCATGCTGTTTCATTAGTAATTGCGGCTTTATTAGGTGCAATATTAAAATTTAAAAGAGTAAACAAGTCTGTTGTTGTTATTTTTTTTACAACAATTTGTTTTCCTGAATGAGTACTTAGTATATAGGATGCTGCTTCTGGTTTTAACTGTTGTGGACTAATAGTTCCCCAATATAAAGAAGCACTTGTTGTTAGTACAGTCTCTTCAGTTAAAGGAGAAGTAATAATAAAAGGTCCACAGCATTGCGATAGAGTTGTCATTGTCTGTGTTAAAGTTAGTTGAGAAGCAAAACTAGTTTCTATTGTTTGTCTAGATGTTCCAACAGTTATGCCATTTGGTACATATCCATGTGTTTGAGCATCTGGAAAAATTTCAGTTATTAGATTAGTAGTTGGATCTAAAAAACCAATTCCTATATACCAAACATCTGCTGCTTGAATTGTATAAAGAGCTTCTGCTTTCCAATAACGAGTTGGTTGATTTGGAGTAAAAGAAATCAAAGAAGTATGCAAGAGATTAACTTGGTTTGGATTTATAAAAGTAGATTTATTTGGTTCTATACCACCAGTTAAAAAAGACCTAAGAATTGAGGTTTCATAAGATCTTAGATTACTACTATATGGATTTGTAGGAAATGCATTTGTGTGCCATAAGGATGGAAAACTTGAGTTTAAATTAACTTCTTCTGCTATATTATCAAAAGAATATAAACCCGATACTACTGGACTGTCTGTTGTAACTTCAGCATGAATAAAACCAGTAGATTTTTTACCTAAAGTTGTATTATTATAAAAAAGAATATTATTATAAAAGGTACTACAACCAGATAAATAATTTCCAACTCCTGTTGTATTTGGATTATTCCATGTAGCAGAATTAAATCTATCAAAACCAGGAACAACATGTGTTTGCCAACCAAGAAAAATTGGAGTAGCGTATAAAGATCGTCCATTCCAGTTTGCATTTCCTTTAATTAATGCTTTACTAATTCCATCTATTAAACCACCTGTATAGTGATATGTATCAGGATCTTCGTCGTACTTCCATTGATTAGGCTCTAAACCAGAAGCTGCGCCACATACAAAAATAACATCTGTTCTTCCGGTATCAGTTTCAAATAAAAATTGTTTTAATTTTCCCCATACATTGCTTTTATCACTATAAACAAAGTTATTACAAATAACGCCTACTGGTCTAACTGATACTGGCATAGGTACTCTCCTTTTTAACTATTACCAAATGGATTAAGCGTACAGTATGCAAGTTTTGTAACATCTGTTGCTGCTCCACCATTTGCTATAATATAAGTTCCGGCCTTGAGATTTTTAAAAGATAAAAGATTAAGGCATGGTATAGTTACAGTACCCACACCATCCATAATAATATCAGCAAGAGCATTAGTTGCTGTAACGGCTGTAGCAAATACATGTGTAGTTCCAGCAGGAAGTTGAACAGGAGTCCAACATGGGTTTGCAATATTTGTTTGTGTAGCAGCTGCTGTAGTATTCATATTAATAGTATAGTATCCTCTACCAGCAGTGGTGCTTGATCCATCAATTGTTGTATCTACAATACCTGGCTTAAGTAAACCTGTAACACCTGTTAATGTACCGGGATTTGAGGCTAAAGCTACAGTAATTGCAGAAGCACTTGCATTTGTAGCAGTAAATGTTCCATTTAAAGCAGCAATACTAGCACCACTAATTGTTACTTTTTGTCCAATTACAGTTGCTACAGGAATAGTGGTATTAATTGTTAATGTACCTGAACCCCAGTCAAAACTAGTAATAGTATAGGTTGTTGGACTTTCAGTTGCTACGATTCTAGCTCCTGTTGGGATTCCTGTACCCTTTAAAAATAAATAAGGACTTATTCGTAAAGATGCTAAAGCAGCAGCAATAGCTCCACCAATACTGGCTCCACCTTGAATAATTACTTCTCGTTCACGTCCAGTAACATTATTAGCAGTAGTATAAGTAAGATTACCAGTTAAAGCAGTAGTTCCTAAAGTTTGAACACTTAATACATTAATACTTCCATTTATTGGAATCATTTCTTACCTCCACATCCGCAGGACATCTTGGGTTTCTTCTTAGAAGACATTTTCTTTTTCTTTGCCATTATTTTTTTCCTTTCTTCTTGGATTCCCAAGACACTGGTTTAGAACTTTTCTTTGCTTTTACACCTTTACTTGTACATTGTGCTTTGGTTGGTCGGCAAGCGGGATAAGAGCCACCGGACTTGGCAGACTTACGACCACATGGCCCACCCGTCTTACAGTTTATCCAACCCTTACCATTGTTCCGCTTGAACCAACCATGCAGACCTTCCTTTTTTTCTAAGGAAAAGTCAGCCATTACTTCATACCCTTCTTTGTTGACATCTTCTTACCAGTTTTCTTGGCTTCGGCCTTTGCATCGGCTTTGCCCTTAGCTGTGTAAGGGAATGATTTCTTACCTACTTTTGGCATCTTAACGCCCTCCTTTCTTGGTCTTATTACCCCAGTTCTTAGCTCCTACCTTACGGCATTTGACCATAGAACCCGAGGCGTAAGCACTGTGCTTACCTTTATATGCCTTCATAACTTTCTTGTAACATGCATCCTTAGGCATAGATTCTAACTCCTAGGTTATTTGTTGAAACCCTTGAGGGTCTTGGCTAGATTGCATTGACGCTTGGTCTGGGTAGTTAGTTTACCACCCTTGCAATAAGAAGAGATAGATTTGCCAGCTGCCTTGGCTTTCTTAGTTAAAGCACCAGGTCGCTTAATAGCACCTTTAATCCAATTTTTTTTACTTGCCATATAAGTTCCTTATCTAGTCATGCTTGAAAGTTTAAACGACCAAAAATCTAAATCTACATTTCGTGTTAAACTTGCAGTAGTTGAAGAAAATAAAACAGAAAGAGTTAATGCTCCAGGCATATTCCCTGCTGGTGGTGAAACTGTTACAGGACTGTTTCCATTTACACGAAATTCATAATTAGATCCAACTTTTGTAATTTTAATATTTTTCCATGCTGTATCTTGGGTAAATAATAAAGCTGTATTTTCAGCAAGTGAATTTCTAACAACAGCATAGTAATCAGGACTACCAGAAGCTTTTCTAATATATATCCCATTTGGAACAGTATTAGCCATAGAATCAAGACAACCAAAAATTCTAGTTGTATCAGTATCTGTTTGTACTTGTTTAAAAATAAAATTAGTCATATTAAGTTGCGAAGTAGCAAAAGAATTAATACCAGAAGCAATGCTTAAGGAAAAATAAGCAACTTGATTAGCAGTTGTTGAGCCTCTAAACCTTACTATACCAGGATGATTTAATTCTGATGTTATTTGAGCAACAATACCATTTAAAACAGTCCAACCGTGTGTACCTGTTTCGCCAGATTCCGTAGAATTGCCAAAGAAATCTTCATAAAAGTTAATAGATGTTGTTGGATTTGTTGCGTCACCGTCTACAATATTAGATAAATAAACATTATTAGGAATTGCATTTGTTCTGCCAGCTCCTGTAACTAATATTTCTCCAGTATTTGCTTGGGATCTACCAACTCTTCCAATATTCTGCACTAACTGATCAACACCTGTAGGACGAGTTTGTGTTAGTCCTATTGCATTTCCCCCAATAGTTTGATCAACGTATAAAGTTGAACCTAAAGTAAAGATATCTGTAGATACGTTTGATAAACTACCAAGTAAAACAACATGCCCAAATTCATTATTTAAAATTTCAGTGTATAACAAACCAATAGCTGGCATTGTAGCAGGATTATCATTAAAAGATTGTTGAACTTCAATAACACCTGAACCACCTACAGTACCTGAAATGTAAACAGGTGTTCCTTTAGGTAAAGTATTTCCAGATGTGTTTTTACAATCAACAACAGTTGGACCTGAAATCTTTGATAAAATATCATCAGCAGTTAAAGTTCCAGTTATAGTTACATTATCAGGTAATCCTATAGTATAAACCGAACCAACACTTGTGACTTCTACTTCATTAGTAGTACCTTCTACAGTAGTACCTGTAGGTAATACTGGAGTTACATCTCCTAATTTAAGACTAAAAAAGTCAAGTTTAAAAGAAATATCTTCACTAGGTGAACCTGTTGTATTTTGAAAATAAACACCACAAGTTAAAAAACCTGTTGGAATATTGGTAGATAAGACTACTTCAGTTCCTGTATTAACTGTAAATCCAACACTCGTTGCTGATTTCTTTTGAATCTTTAAAGTATACCATGTAGAAGATGCCAATGCTGTTGTTGTTCCTGTAGAGGCTGTTCCATCATCTGTAGTTGGAACCCAATTAGCTCCACTTGTACCTTCAAAATAAATACCTTGAGTTGGATTAGCAATATCTGCAAACAATCCAAGTTTAATTTTATATGAATCAGTTGGGTTCTCTGTTTTGATAATAAAGTAAATGGTATTTAAATCATCAAATACAAAAGAATCAAGGGTTGGAGCATTGACTAAATTTAAATACCCACTACCTACAAGTTGTTCTAAGGTAACTTGAACAATTCCAATATGATCTGTTTCAGAGTTAGCTTCATAGATAATTAATCCAGTAGGAGTTAGGGTTTTGCTGCTTGTAGGCCGAGGTGGTCCTGCAAAAGAATATGGAAGTACAGTTCCAGATTCATCACCATTACTCTGTTGAATAAAATTATCCCATATAAGAATTGGTTGGGTTGGATCTGTTGGATCAATACCTCCACCACCAGATGGATTGTTTTCTAAATCTAAAATACGAGCTTCCCATCCACCTAAGTTTGTGGGATCAGAATGAAAAGACACGTTAGCCTGAGCATAACTTGCATTATCTTTAATGGTAGGTAGTTCAGAAGTTAAGTAATTAGATTGTGTCTCTAAGTCGCTAATGGCATTATTAAGGTTTTGATCCCCAATAATAGATGTTTCAGTTGAAAGTGTACTTAGTTTCTGAGAAAGTCTACGAGCAACCGCTGATTGTTTCTTATCAGTCATCCCTTACACTTTCTACCCTTGGGACAAGATGCCTTAGAACCACCAGGTCCTGCCCAAAGATTCTTACAGGCCCAGTATTTAGCGGTTAATTTATTATCAGCAGCGTCGCAGTTATGCCGTGCTTTGAAAGACTTACGAGCTTCCGAACTATAGTTGTGACCATAACCTTTTGCTCCAAAGTGAATGATTTTTTCTTGTCCATTGGCACATGCTTTAACCATTTTCTTTTTACCAGCAGAGGTAGATGCTCTAGGTTTATTACAAGGCATTGATTTTTTATCTGGTCGTTTAGCCATTGGGTTGTCCTCCTAGCATTTGCATTGCTTGTTGAGCCATTTCAGGTGGGATATTCTCACCGCCTGTATTAATGAGATCTTGTTGAGCAGCACCACCCATAGCATTTGCAGCGGCTCCTGCAAACATCTTTTGCATTTCCATTTGCTGCTGAGCCTTAGCCATTTCCATCTTCTCTCGTTTGATTTCTTCAGCACTGCGTACCCAGTTGTTGGCATCAAAACCCATTGAAGTAATTAAAGCACGGGCATATGATTCCCATTTAAAAGAAGCGGCTGCTTCAGGTGGAAGATTACGAATCATTTCACCCATTTGTAATAGTTTAGTAATATCAGACTCTCGACTAAGTGATTGTAAACCAGTTAGGATTTCGATATTAAGAATACCATTATCTTCATCAAACTGCTGAGCCATGCGTTGATCTATCTCGTTGTTTTCTAACATCAAGTAGATGGTTCTTTTGATAATTGGAATCATAAAGTCTCTAGCAATAGCCGAGAATGTACCACCTAGGATGGTTTCTAGCTCGTTACCTACGGCTCTAATAGCCGTTGCTGTGACACGATCTCCTGTAGGCATGGCTGCGGTCTGTAACAGGAAGCCTTGGCCTACCTCTTTACGCATAGCTTCTACAGCTGCACTAGATGATTGAAGCTGAGGATTCATTGTTTCACTTGGAGAGATTACAAAGACATCGTTCTTTCTAGCTGCAACCCATTGTCCATTCTGAGCACCAGCTAAGTCATCAATTTCAGTAACGCCAGCGGGATCAATACCCATAAAGAAGGTTGAACCAGCAGCCATTCCTTGGATAAGAGCACGGCTATAGGACTCAAGTGTACGAATGTCAGAGTAAATATCCTCGACATGTGAACGACCATAATCTTCGCCAGCAATACTAGACCAACGTAAAAGAATATAAGGAAGAATATCATAATAGCCAGTATCAAAGAGTTCTCCATCCATTTCTTTTTCAACTTTCCATTGCTTGTTGTCTTCGTCTTGGGAGACTCTAATGTAAACTGTCTTATAACCTGTTTGTTTTTCCTCCCCCGAAATGAAATCATAGGCACTTGCTGGTTCCTCATTGCTTGGTGAAATGAACTCTAAGTAGATAAACTCTTTAACTGAACCATTTACATCTCGACGGATAACAAATTGATCTAGTCGAATGACACGGAAACTATAGTCATTTTCCATTACTATAAGAATATCACCAACAACAATCAAGTGTTGAATAGCCAGATAAGCCATTTCTCTTAGGTTATTAGAGATTAGCTTTCTATAAACTTGAAAGGATAGCTTATCCAAGTATTCCTTAATATCTGGAGTAGGCTCTCGGCCATTCTTTAAACCAAACGAAAAGAATGGTGTATCATTTAATGGAATTAATACGCTTAGGATCTTGCTGGCAAGAGAAGTAACACCCCGTGATTGAACCGAAGAATAAGTCTGAAAGAGGTTATCCTCTCCAGTCATTGATTGATAGGGCAATAGGGTGGGTACAGTAACAGCTGCACATGCTCTAGCCTTATCTAGTTTTGTAGTACGTTTATTATGGAGGGTTAACCACCTATCTTTAATTGTCTTTTCTTGGTTCATTGTCTCTCCTTATAGGGGTCTATCTTCTTGTTCGTAACCCGGTCTTTCTATTGTTGGCATATCAAGATTAAAGCCACCACCGAAATCACTGGTATCTTCTTGATTAACTTGACCAGTCATTTCTCTAAATGTTGCAGCTTCTTGTTTCTCTTCTTTAATACGAGTACCTTCCTTGGCTTGTGCTGCTTCAACCCTTCGGACGTATTCTTGCTGCTTTTCGCGTTCACGTTCTAAACGTAGACGATTTTCAGCTTCAACTTGGTACTGCTGCTGCAAGGCCATTTGTCTATTAAACATTTCTTCTTGCTGCCGCATTTGAGCTTCCATTTGTTTTTGTGATATTCCACCACTACCACCGCCCTTACCCATAGTTACCTCCTTTCCTGGGATTCCAGTAAAGCACGAAGTTTATTTAAAACTTCTAATTGACCAGCTTTAAAACCACGATCAAAGTCTTTTAGCTTTAGATCGTTTGGAACTAGTATTATTATCTTCTCTAGATACTGTATCAGTTCCTTCGGTATGTGACACTCTGGTTTCATTTCTAACCTTTTCTAACTGCATTTGATTTATATAGTGCAAACAAAGGGCGAGGTCCTGGTTTTGGACCCCGCCCTCACGGTATTTCTTTAATAGGATTTCAAGTTTGTTCATTATTCTTAACCAATATATTAAGGTGAAATCTCTTATCTTCTGGAGTAATCTTGTTTTCCTGTAGTGAGGAATGTAGATTATCCAGAAATATATTTACCATTCGCATGTTGTTAAAACCAACATCAAGGGTGGCATCTTTAAGCTTGACTAGTTTAATAGTTTCGGCTAGCGCCTGATCCATATCATATTCGGTTTCAATAAACATCGTTGGCATAGGAACTCCTTAGGTTAATTCACATCCCGCTGCTGTACAAACCATAGCATGAGATGACTTAGTTGTATCTTCTTGTTCATACTGTGAAAGAAGACTCCAATCAATAGACTTTGGCATCTTGGCATTTAACTCATTATACTGTTCTTCAGTAATGGTTTCAAATGGGGTATGCTCATAAGTGTTGTCATCCTTTGGTAAGAACGATACACCAGATACATAATCCCAATAGGTCCATAACCAACTACCAATTACCAAGAAATCCTTATCTGTATAGTTAACAGTTACACTTGGCTTGTGATCACAATACCAAAGTTGATATGATAACCAAAGATTAAGATGACCAATTGAACTCATTTCTTCTTCTGTAACTCCAAAGTCTGCCTTTACAGGAAACTCAAACACAACCATGTTATCTGGGTTGTAGAAGAAAGGTTGCCATGGAACTCCAGCATCCTTTAGGAATTGAGTCATAGGTGATCCTACAGGCATCTGACTACGACGAATGTAGAACTTACTGAATCTTGGATGTAGACCAGATGCAGTACCAGCCACACAACTTGTAGTTCCTTCGGGTTTAATGCAAGTAATGGACTTACTTACAGGAATATTAATTAGTTCTGCCCACTTGCGGTTTGTAGCATGAGCTACATAGTGCAATGCTTCTAGTAACTTTTGTAATTCTTGAGGACCATGACCACCATTGGTAAGATTATTATCAAAGATACCAGTCATAGATACTCCAAGTAGTCGCTCTTCTTCGCAGTTCTTCTTGAAGTTGATTTGTCTTCTGGATTCAAAATACTTGAAATCAGTAAGAGCTGACTGAAGAGTACCAAGAATGGTTGCATATCTAATCTTATCAATAAGTTGTGGAGCTTGGTCGTCTGGACGAACAGCAATGGTTGAGAGGTTACAGAATTGATCTGGTCTTAGGATAATCTCCGAACATGGATTGGTTCCAAAGGCGTACTTAGGATCCCGTCCTGCCCGTTCTGCAAGCTTACGCATTGCTTCTCGGTTACAGATACCACGTTCACCAGATCGACTGTTGTACAGAGCTGACCATTCGTGTAGGAACATACCCATATCTGGCTTTGTTTCATACACGGCTGAGTTATTAGCAAGTGATCTACGACCATGGGTTTCCCACCAAGGTCCAGACTTTGCATGTGCCATTTCATTATCTGAAAGATCAGACAAGGAAATCAGAGCAGAACGGCGTACACCACCTGAAATGATTGACTCGGCAATCTGACAAACAAGATCATGTACCTCTAGTGACTTAAGCTTACGGCCCTTGGCATTATGAAATACCTTGGCAGTAAACTTAATTAACTTAATATATGGTTCTGGACCAGAAGCTCGACCACCAAAGGTCTTAAGTCTTGCTCCAGCAGGACGAATCTCACTAAAGTCTACTTCATAATGCTTGCCATTATACAAGCCCTTAATAAAGGAAACATAGGTATCAGCCCAGCCTTCTCGTGAATCTGGGACAACTAGTTTTTCATCTACCTTAGTGATTGTATCAGCAATTATAGGTAGGTTATTAATGTTTTCTCGTTCAACTGAGAACCCAACTCCAGTACCACAGGCTAGTGTATACAGGATATTACCAAAGTCTTGGGTATCGTTAATGGCAATATAACAACAATTATAAGCTGCAACATCATCCTTATCCAAGGCAGGACCAGCGGTCATAAGAGCCCGCATGGATCCAAAGACCTGATAGTCCTTCATCATATCCTTAGCTTTGTGCAACTCTACCCAATCCTCATTACTAAGACGATCCTTAAGGTCTAGTCTAGCAATAAGGTAATTAAAGTAACGGTCAACAGCCTCGGTCCAAGTCTCTCTTCGATTCTTTTCTGGCATCCATCGACAGTACTTGTCAATGGCAGTAAACTCTTGTAGTAACTTACTCATGTTCTTTTAAAACTCCCTTCTCTAAATCCAAAATGTTTCTAACTGCAAGGTTATTTGGGCCCCACAGGTAGATAGAATGTGCTTCTTTGTTATAATCTCCAGCCCTAAGGATACGAACACAACGGGCTTGGGATAGGGCAAACTCTTCCCGATACATCTCAACAGGTCGTTTATTTTCAGGACGCTTAGCCCAATCCTCTTCCTTATACATAGTCATAATAACCTCATCCCATTGTTCCTTAGGGGTTTGTTCTAGTACTTTCTTGGCCTTAGCTGGTCCAACTTTCCATAAACCCCAGATATTATCTGTGGTATCTCCAGTCATCCATTGTTGATAGAAGTACTTATCGGCCTCTTCGCCAGATACCTGGACTGGCTCTGGCTCTTTGTCTGGATTCCAATGCCAACCCGGAACCTGACGAAGATCCTTGTCTACCGTCACTCCAATTGCCCTGCCTTCGGACACCAGCATTCCAATAAGATCGTCTGCTTCTAGATTGTTTACACATCGTACTGTGGTATTTGGTATAGCGTAAATACATTCTAAGGCTACCTTCATTGAATCAGGTGACTTGAAATCATCACGGTGCTGCTTATAAACAGGCCACAACATGCGACGAAAGTTGTGAGTCCTTGGACACGACATTGCAATGTAGATTGTATCAACACCAGATGGGGTCCAGTTTTGAATATCTTTTGCAATACGACCCGGTAGTTCATCAATGCCTTCAGAGTCTGCCCAGAAGGCAGCTCTATAAGCAATAATATCTCCGTCAAGAATAGCTTCATTCGGCTTCATCATATGCCTCTAGTTCAATGTATCCAAGGTCTAACCATTCCTTGATATTTTCCTTAACTTCTTTTTCCAGTTCCACGGGAGTACCGTCGTTCTGAATAATCACATCAAACAATTCTTCATACTCACTATTTGGAGAACCAAAAGATTCTTCTACTAGATTTGCTAATACTTCGCTTTCATGCTGTCTCCACTCAGCATTGTTTTCAGAAAGTTCTCGGATACCAGAATCAATAAAGATCTGAGTAGCAACAAGGTCACGACCAAGAGCAAGTTCATTCATATAGCGTACATCATCTTGAATGATGACGTATTCGTAATGAGTTTTTCCCGCTTTCTTATTATCAATTTCCTTAATCATATACTCTTGAATCTTTTCGTAGGTTCTTGTAACCCAATAGTCTTCATCTTCAATTCGTTTTGTAGCTCCTAGATTCTGACAAAACTCCCGATACTTGGTTGAATCAGATTCTTTTGTTAAGCCCTTTGCTTCTGCCATTTCCTTAATGACTAAAGCAAAAGGAATAATAACTGGATTATATCCAAGTTCAAAAGAATGTTTTGCAATTAAATTGGCAAGAGTAGTTTTACCTACTCTTCCCTTCCCACTAATCTGAATAATTCTCATTATGAATCTCCTGCCAATGTCGAATAATATAACCTAATCCAATCTCTCCACGGTTGTATTCAACCACAATAGGATGGGTTGGATTGTTTGCTATAAACTCGTTTACTTGGCGCATAAAGGATACTGGATCTGTCATTCGTCGTTTCCTAAAACAATTTGTAACATCTGATAAAAGGCATAAACTAGAACACATAAACCAATAAATGAAATTACTTGTTTAAATTCCATTAATGTGTCTCCGACCAGTTGTTTCCAATTTTGTATTCTGCTTCAATCTTACAGTTGCTACGAAGTAATTCACCCGCAGTAGTTGAAGATTCACACAGAATATTACCAACCTTATGAGCTACATCTGGATGACATTCTACTTGAAGTTCGTCATGTACAGAAGCAACCCAATTAAACTTATCTTGACCTACTTCCATTCTTAGGCGTTGATCAGCTACACAAGCCCAAGCCTTGGCAATGTGAGCACCCGAGGATTGAAGCAAGGTATTGAGAGCAGCGTGTTCCTTACGAACAAAGACAGGTCGCCAATTAAATGGCTTGACATATCCCTTGTCTAGTGTATCAAAGCGACAATTTTCAATTAGTTTCTTAAGTCCAGGAATATTACTAAGTAGTTTATTCTTGGTTTGTTCGGCTTTGTAAGTAGAAGAGCCAATAGTCTTGGCAAACTTCTCATCACCACCACCATATAAGAAGCAATAGATTGCAGTCTTAGCTGTATTTCTAGACTCTAGTTCCATAGCCTTTTGGTTGTGAGTATGGATGTCTCCTTCACAAACTTCCTTGGCATATGACCCATTATCAAATGGATGTAGATAGTGGGCAAGCATTCTTAGTTCTAGACCTTTAAGGTCAGAGCCAACAAGAACCCAATCTTTCTTAGGAATAAACAAAGCTCTTGCTCTAGGATCAGAATGAACTTGTTGAATATTTGGTTCTTTGCTGGACATACGTCCAGTCACAGCACCAAGAGTATTAATATAACCATGAATACGACCATCTCTAGACTTACGAGCACGGCCTACCCAATCAGATACTTGCCCCATAAGTTTAATAAGATTGAAGTACTTGCATAGGGTTTTAGCCTCAGGATAGTTTAGGTTAGATAGAACTTCATGGTCCACTTTGGGATTTCCCTTGTCAGTGGTACTTGGCTCCCAACCGTACTTTTCTTGGAGGCGTTCTGCAATTTGTTGTCTAGAACCTGGATTGAATACTTCAACTTTGTCTTTGAGCCGCTTTCCTGTTTTCTTAGAATGTCTAACAATGATTTTGTCTGGGAAGATCCGTCGCATCTCGTCTTCGATCTGTGACTTTTCAATTAGCAACTCCATTTCTAAGGCTTCTGCCTTATCAATATCAAACCCAAAACCAGCTTCTACTTGACGCTTGATCATATCTGCTACGACATGTTCCATTCTGACAGCACGACTATACTGAACCATATAGTTTTGCTGGGCAAAATGATTCCATATCTTTGCAGTTACGACTGAATCCTGTAGACAATACTTACCCATCTCTGTTGTATAGCAATCCCAACCACCTTGATAATCAATCTTGGATTCGCCAAGATACTCACCCCATGCCATTAGGGAATGGGATTGATCTTTGGTTGGTGGGTTGTCACCATACATCATTCGACTTAGGATCAAAGTATCCAGTACTTCTGTGTATGGTTGTTTGTTTAGTGGACCATACAATCTCTCAATAAGTGGGATATCAAATCCATAGATGTTGTGTCCAATGATTAGTTCTGCATCACGAAGTATTTGGATACCATCAACAAGGTTATCCTGTTCAAACAACAGGGATTCACCAGTCTCAATATCCCTGACTGACATACACCAAATCTTTGTAGCCTCTGTAAGATAAGTATCCTTCTTACCAGCAACTACTTCATTAAGACCGTTGGCTTCAATATCAAACACTAATTTGGTCATAGCGATAAAGCACCTCTCCTTC